TGCGCCGCTGCCTGCGCCGCCGCCGCTGCCGGCCTGGCCGCCGCGCCGGGCCTCTTCACGCGCGCGGGCCTTGCGCTGGCGCTCTTCTTCGGCGTGGATTTTTTTGAGCCAATCGAGCTGCTCCTTGAGCGCATTGATTTGCAGGGCCAGCTTTTGCGCCTCGGTCTCGTCGCCGGCGATTTGCGCGCGCTGCAAATCGATTTCCATCAGCGCAATCTTCAAATCGATTTCCTGTCGGGCGAGCTGCATCTTGAGCTGCGCGGCCGCCGCCTGGTCGCCCGTCAGCTCCAGGTAGCGCAGGCGCAGCGCCTCCAGCCCGCGCACGGCGTCGTTATTGGCCAGGTCGATCTGGCGCTGCTGCTCGGCCAGGGCCTCCATTTGCGCCACCAGCGCGGCGTGCTCGGCGCGCATCTCGGCAATGGCCCGCCCGGCCTGCCAAACCACGCGCGCCAGCTGCTCAGAGTATTCGCTGGCCGCAGCCTGGGCATCGACCCAGCTGCCTTCAAGCGTCTTGAGCGCGGCATTGTGCTGGCGCGCCTGCTCTGCCAGGTCGCGGCTGGCATCCCAGCCCTGGCGCGCCATCTCGGCCATTTGCTCGGCCGATTGCTCGGCGGCCTTGCCCACGCCCTCGGTGGCCTCTTTGGCCTCGTCCATCGACTTGACGATGGCCCGGCCGGCCTTGTCGGTCTCAATGGCAAAGCCGTGCTGCTTGGCTTCTGCCTTGAGCGCGGCGTCGGCCACGCCATCGTTGGCCTCGATGGCGGCCTCGGCCATCGCCTTCCAGGCCTCGTTGATCTCGCGCGGCGTGGCCTGGCCGGAGTTTTTGACGGATTCGAAGGCCTCCTTTGCGCTCTGCGCCAGGCGATCCAATTCCTCTTGCGGCGTCACGCCCAGTTGCTTGAGGGCTTCCTCCAGGCTTTGGATGCCGGGCAACTGCTCCTCGATGGCTGCGCGCTGCTTGTCCAGCGCGGCCTGCACGCGGGCGATTCCCTCGGCGCCGATCTTGCCCGCCGCGCCCATGTCCTGCAGCTTGGCCTGCAATGCGTCCAGGGCCTGCAGGCTGTCGGCCTTGGCAATGGCCTGGCCAAAGGCCAGCTCCAGCGCCTGGCCGAGCTGATCGGCGCTGGCGCCTGCCAGGCGCATGGATTCGGCCATGCGCTCCATGTCCTGCATGGCGTCCTGCACGGCCTGGCCCACGCTGCCCATGGCCTGCGAGGCGCTCAGGCCCAGGCGCCTGAAGCTCTCGGTCAGCACGGCCTCGTTGAATTGTGCGAACTGATCGGCCCCGATGCGCAGCTCGGCATAGGCGCGCTTGACGCCATCGAGCGCCTGGGTCAGCTGCGCGCCGCTCATCTTGGCAAAGGCCGCCTGCCAGGCCGCGGCGGTCTGCTCGGCCGTGGTGCGGCCTGCGGCCTCCAGGGCGTACAGCGCGCGGATGTAGCCGTCTATCTGCGTGGTGTCGGCCCAGTCCACGGCCTGGCCGATCTCGCCCAGCGCCTGGGCCGCATCCTTGCCGGCCTGGGTCAGCTTGTCGAACTGACCCACGATATCGACGGCGGCCTGGGCCGTCAGCTCGGCGGTGGTTTTTTGCGCGGCCTGGGCCAGCCGCTCTTGTGCCTGGGCGGCAGATTCCCATTTGCCGCTGGCCTCATCGAACACCAGCGCGCCGCGCTCCTGCGCGGCATTGAGCTCCTGCATGCTGGTGACGGCCACGCCTGTGGCGGCGGAGATTTCGCGCAGCAGCTGGGCCTGGCGCTCTTGCAGCTGCGCGGTGCGCTGTTGCGCGGCCTCTTGCAGCTGCTGCTGGCGGCGAATCTCTGCATAGGCCGAGGCGATTTGCAGCAGCTGCTCGGCAATCGCTACGTAAGCAATGCCGCGCGCAATGCCGGCAAAGCGCTGCTTGGCATCGGCCGCGGCGCTGATGGCGGCGCTGGCGCTTTTGCCCGAGGCGGCAACGGCATCGAGCGCGCGCGCTGAGGACAGCGCCGCCGCGGCAAAGTCGCGCGCGCTTTGCACGGCCTTGATGGCAAACACGGCCGCCACCACGGCGCCGGCGCGCAGGGCCCAGGCCGCCACCGTCTCCAGGTTGCCCGCCAGCGCCTCGATGGCGCCGGCCAGCAGGCGCGATGCGCCGGTGCCCTCGTTGATGCGGTCGACGAACAGCGACCAGGCCGTGCCCAGGTTTTCGATGGCGCGGCCTACGGTCTGCGGCAGCTGGCCGAACTCTTGCTGCAGCGTCTGGGCCTGCGATTGCAGCGCGCCGGTGACGGCCTCGGCTGTGAGCTGGCCGGCCTCGGCCATCTTGCGCAGCTCGCCGGTGGTCACGCCCAGGCCATCGGCCAGGGCGCGCGCCAGGCGCGGGGCCTGCTCCATCACGGAATTGAACTCATCGCCGCGCAGCACGCCCGCCTGCAGGCCCTGGATGAGCTGGCGCACGGCCGCCTCGCTGGCCGAAGCCGATGCGCCTGAGACCTGCACCGCCTGGTTGATGGTTTGCACCAGGGCCAGGCTTTGCTCGGCGGCCTGCGCCGTGGACAGGCCCGCGTCCTGGCCGGCCTTGGTCAGGCTGGCAAACAAATCGCCCGTGGCCTGCAGGCTGCTGCTAGTGCTTTGGGCCGTCTCGGCCACGCGCTGCCACATCTGCTCAAACAGCGCGCCCTCGCCCGTGGCCAATTGGATGCGCGCGCGCAGGCCCTGCACGGCATCGGCCGTCTCGACCAGGCCCTTGACCGAGTGCGCCAGGCCCATGGCCCCTTGCAGGCCAATGTAGGCATTGCGCAGCTGGGCCAGCTGGCGGCTGATGGACTGCACGCCCTCGCCCACCTTGCGGTGGCTGCGCTGCTGCGCATCGCCCGAGGCCTGGGCGGCGCCGGCGAGTTTTTTGTAGTCGGCCGCCAGCGCCGTGGCGCGCTCGCTCACGCGGCCCATGTCCCGCTGAATGCGTGCCTGCTGGTTGGCCAGGTCTTTGCCGGAGACGCCCGCGGCGGCCATGGCATCGCGCAGGCGCTGCAAGGTGATGCTGTGCGCATCCAGCGCATCCTGGGCCTGGCGGGCGCTCTTGCGCAAGCCATCGAACTGCCTGCCGGCTTCGGCCTGGGCCTTGTTGGCGACGGCCAACGCCTGGGCGCTGTCGCGCTGGGCCGCGCCCAGCTGCTGCACGCTGGCGGCAGCCTGCCTGTACTCGGTGCGCAGCACGGCCAGCTGCGCGCGCGTGTCGGCCAGGCGCTGGGCCGTTTGCGCCGAGCTGTCGCCCGAGGCCTTGGCGGCCTTGGCCTGGGCCTTGTATTCGGTCGCCAGCGCCTTGATGGCGCTGCGCAGCTCATCCTGGTAGCTGCGCTGCTGCTGCAGCCGCTCGCCGGCCTGCCGCTCGGCCGCGGCGGCCTGGGCGGCGGCCTGCTGTTTTTCGCGCAGGGCCAGGGCCGCGGCCCGGGTGGCCGCCTGGGCCTCTTGCGCAGCCTGGGCGTATGCGCGGCTCTCGCCTTTGAGGCGCACAAATTGCTCGACAGCCTCTTTTTGCTGGGCCAGGGCGCGCAGCTCAGCGGCCAGCATCTGGAACTGGGGCGCGGCCTTGCCTCCTTGCTGGGCCAGGTCGTCGAGCTCGCCGGCCAGCTGCGTGATTTTTTCGCTGCCGCTGGTCTGCGCTTCAATGGTCAGCTTGGTCTTCAACTCCGTTGCCATGTCGTCCTCTCTGGCCCTATCATTTGGGCATGCTCAATCTCATGAAATTCGTTTTCTGCTGCGTGGTGCTGGCCGCCGTGTCTGCGGCCTATGGCCTGGGCCTGCCTTTCTGGCTGCTGCTGGGCGGCACATTCGCGGTGCTGTGCCTCTACACGGCTTGGCAGTTCGTGGGCGCGCTGCGCCGATAGCCTGGCCACAGCAATAAAAAAACCGCGCCCAGCAGCTCTTGCCCGGCGCGGTTTTTTTGGGTGTGGCCAATGCCCGTGCTGGCGATCAGAGATCGGGCATGACATCGATCCGCATAAACGGGCCAAACTCGGCGTCCGATTGCAGCTCGGCTGCATACAGAGCTTGGCCGCCCAAGGTCAGATCGCTGGGCTCGTCGCTGATCCAGCCGAAGTCCCCGCTCATGGCCAGCGAGATACGCGGGATGATCACGCGAACCTTTTGGCCGTCGCCATTGATGCCGCTGAAGATCAGCCCTTTCTCGACGTTGGTCTTGCTGAAGGCGGCGATGTTGACGTAGCCGTCATACGAGTAATCGACCTTCAGCGGCTCGGTGTGCCCGCCTGGGTGGGCGATGAGCTGGTAGCGGCTGTGGGCGGCGTCCGAGACCTTGTAGTGAGTGCCCTCCACATAGGTCTTGGGCGAGCCGGTGCTGTCCTCGATGACCACGGAGCTGCTGCGCGGGTACTTGAGGAAGAAGTAGTCGCCGGGCTTTAACTCAGCCAACTGCTCGTCGGTGACGGTGCCCGCCTGCTTGACCACGGCCTCGCCAAAGAACGCCTGTGCCAATGTCCGGCTATCGAACTGCACCATCGAGAGGCTGACCTGCAGGCTTTTGCTGGTTTCCAGCTCTTTGAGCGTCAGGCGCTGGCCGGAGCAGGATTCCTTGAGCGTGGTGGCCTCACGCGATGGCGTGGCCGTGAGGGTGCGGTTGCCGCAGCCGACGCTGTAAATATCCACCAGATAGCCCATGTCTGGGCGGCCGCGTTGCGGGTCGTATGTCCCGACCATGACCGGCCCCTGGCCGTTCCAGATCATCGGCTTGGCTGCAATTTTGGACATGGCTTACTCCTTCTTGGTTTTGGGCGGGTTGCCTTCGGGCGCCGCAGCCGGGGCCGCTGCCGGGGCGTTTTGAGCCACGCCCAGGCCGACCAGCCAGCTGGCCTTGTGCGCGGTCAGCGTCAGCTGCGCGCCGGCTGGGTAGTCGCGCCCGGCATGGCGGTGCGGGCGCAGCAATTGGATGGTGGTGGTTTGCATGTGTGTGCTCCTTTTATTTCCAGCGGCCGACCGCGTGGAACGTCAGCCGCAGATTGACACTCTGTTGCGTGGCCGCATGGCTGCGCACCCACAGCTGCTCCAGCCGGACGTAGTTGGGGCCGCCTGAGCCGCGCGGCCCCACATCGTTGAAGATGCTCCCATAGCCGCACGCAAAATACGCGGCCTGTGCGCCATCTACCTGGCACGACACCACAGGCGCTTCGACAAAGCGCGCCGGGAACGACCATGCGGCATGACCTAGATCGCGCACCCCGCCTGCGGGCACGTTGATTTGGCCTGTATGCATCCAGCCCCAGACAATCAGGGTGCCATCGGCAAATCTGATGTAGCGGGAATGTGATCTCCCCCCGCCGCTGCTGCTGTGGATGGCATTGGGCGGGATGCTGGCGCGCAGCGCCTTGATGTCCCCGCCCACGGCGGCAAAACCGGCGCTGATGCTTTGTTGCATCGTCATGGCCGCTGCTCCGCTCAGGCCTTGGCGGCGTTGTAGTCGGCCACGTAGTCGTGCGTGGGGTCGCCCACGCCGATGTTGGCGCAGACCTGTTTTTGTTGCTCTTGGCTGAGCACCTGCGCCTGGTCATAGCGCGCGCGGTTGGCGATGTCGGCGGCGATGGTTTGGGCGAAGTTGGCGTCGTTGTTCAGCGCAGTGGCCAGCTCGTTGAGCGTGTCCAGCGCGGCGCCGGCGCCGTTGGTGAGCTCGTTTTTGACGGCCAGCTTGGCCTCGTCGATGGCGGCGACCAACTTATTGGCGCTCCAGGTTTTATCCATCACTCCCGCGCTCGCGCTGTCGTCAATCTGCGCGCCGGCGCCGGCGCTGGCGCTGAGCTGCTGCATGGCGGTGTGCAACTCGGTGAGCGCGGCCACCAGGCTGGCCTTGGCGGTGGTGGGCAGCGCGCTCAGGTCACCTTGTTTGAGGGTCAGGCCCTTGATGTCTGCGCCGATGGCTTGGGCCAGGTTGATGATTTGGACGTCCATGGTCATGTTGCGTTGCTCCTATTGGGGGGTGGTTGATGGGGGTTGATGGGGTCAGGACTTGGCCAGGATGTAATAGGCCACCGGATCGCTGAGGGTGTCGGCTACGTGCAGGCCGCCGTCGCTGCCTGCCTTGATGCGGTTGTCGGCATCGCTGCTGATGAGGGGCGCGCCGCCGCTGCTGCTGCCGGGTGGGCCAGGCGGCCCGGCGGGGCCGGGCACGCCGACGATGGTGACGGTGTGGGCGGCGTGTCCTGTGTGGATGATGGTGATGGGGCTGCTCATGGTGTTTGCCTTCGGTTGTGGTGGGTTAGCGGGTGATGGCCTCGCACACGATCACGGCCACGGTTTCGGTGTGCATGACGCGGCCTGTGGCATCGGTGTAGCGCACGTCCAGCGCGGCGCGGCCTGCGGGCCATGCGGCGGTTTGGGCGCTGCTGGCGCGCAAGGCGTACTGACCGGCGGCGGCGTTGACGATGGCCGGGGCAAAGGCATGCACCAGGCGCGCGGCGGCGCTGCGTTGCACGCTGCGCAGCTGGCAGGCGATGCTCCAGCCGGTGATGTCCAGCGGCAGGCCGCCGCCGGGGCCGCCGGCTTGCACGCGGCAGTGCCAGTCGATGCTGTCGCCGCGCTTGACGGTGATGGCGGGCGATGGGCCGCCGGGGCCGCAGGGGGTGCAGGGGGGGGTGCTCATGCTGTGCTCTCCTTGTGCAGCAGGTAGCGCAGGACGTAGCGGTCGGCAAAGAGCAGCACGCCCGCGTCGTAATCGAGCACGCGCCCGGCCTGCCACTCCAGCACGCGCGCGCCGCTGACTTCGGGGCGCCAGCCCAGCAGGGCACAGCGCACCTGGCCGATGAGCTGACGGGTTTGCGCGGCCATTTGCCCGCCGCCTTGCTCGCGGTAGTGGCGCAGCGCCAGCACCACGCCGATCTCCACCACGCTTTCTTGCGTGCACACGCCGATGGATGCAGGCACCTTGCCGGTGTTTTGCTCCTCGCCAAACACCACGTAGGCGCTGGGCGTGCGAAAGCTGCGCAGCTCTTGCACGGCGGCGTAATCGGCCATGTTGCCCACGGCCTGCAAGGCGGGCACAGCGTTGGCCAGGCGCTGCACGATCAGGCTGGTATCGAATGGCTCAAACCCCATGACGGCCCCCTGTCAGCGCCAGGCGCGCAGCTCGTCGCGGCTGAAGATGCGCCCGCCATCGGGCTGGCCCCAGCGCTGGTCTGGGCCGTTTTGGTTGGCAAAGCGCGCATCGGTCTGGTGCACGGCCACGGCGTCATCGGCGCCCAGGCTGAATTTGCCGTCTGCCGTTTGTTGCAGCAGGCGCTGGGCGTCGCGCCAGTCGCGCACGATGGGGTCCTTGTCGTCCATCGAGCGGCGGTTCTTGTGCAGCAGGTAGCGGGCGATGGCGCGGCACCAGGCTTGCACCAGGGAGGGCACGGGCGAGAGCGGCAGCGCGTAGCCGCGCTTGGCCAGGTAGCCGTCGATCAGGGCGGCGGCGTCCTGCACGGCGTCGTCGATGCGCGCCAGGGCGCGGCGGGCGGCCTGCACCTGCTCATCGGGCCAGGCACTGGTGTCTGCGCCGCGCAGGGCGGCGTCGAGCAGCTCGGCGCTGACCTCATCGGCGTGCTCGTCGCTGGCGACCTGGGCCAGCTCCAGCGCACCGGGGCGCTCGGCCAAATCGGCATGGGTGATGTAGGACATAAAGCGGGCTAGAGGGAAAAAAGCGGCAGTGGTGACGGGATGCCAGCCCGTCCTCTCCACGATGGTTGTGCGGGCGATGGGCGCGGTTACAGCCAGTCGGCCACCAGCACATCCACCGCGCCCTTGACGTCGTTGGATTCGGTGGCTGTGCCTGCGGCGTTGGGCACCAGGTCGGACTCCAGCAGCTTCTTGGCGACAAAGCGCAAGCCCTTGGGCACGACCAGCAGGTTGGGGCTGATGCCCAGCGGGCGGCCGTGGTCGCCGGTGAGCGTTCCCATGGCGGTGATGGCGGCCTTGAGGTTCTCGGCCGTCAAATCCTTGTTGCTGGCGTGCGCCAATTGCCAGAAGCCGAAACCGGCATTGCGGCGGCAGTCCACGCCATAGATGTACTGGGAGCGATGGAAAACGTTTTCATCGGTCTCATTGGTAAGGCTGACGAACGTGGGCGCCTTGCGCGATTGGTAGATCAGCGGCTTAAGGCTGCGGCGCGTATCCAGCAGATACCAGCTCGGGCCGCTGCCGCCATCGCTGAGATTGGATACATTGACCTCCCTGCCCTTGTCGTTGATGACCTTGTGCGCCGCACTGAAAAACGGCTGGCCGTCGTAGCACAGCGCCGTGCGCCCCTCCTTGAGCAGGCCGAAGACCAGCTGATCGGGGTGGGCGGCAACGGCGCTGCCCATCTCCTGCATCAGCGGGGTGTAGACGCCATAGGTGTCGTCCTCAATGGCCGTGCGCGGCACGCCCACGGTCAGCTCAAAAGGCCGGTTCTTGATGGTGTAGCCGTGGTTGCCAATGGCGTGCACGACGCGGTCGCCCAGCCATTCGCGCAGGCCGGGCAGTTGGCCCAGCCAGCCGTATTCCTCGGCGGCGGTGGTGCTGGGCACGGTGGTGGCAATCTGCCCGTACTGGCTGGCCGCCTGGCCCAGGCCGAGCTTGAAGGCGGCGTTGAAGGCGGTGTAGAGCGTCTTGAGGTTGGTGTTGTTGATGTGCATATGCTTGCCTCGCAAAAAAATCAGGCCTTGGCGCCGATGCGCACCCACACGCCGGCGTCCTCCACGTCCAGCACCACGCCGGCGATGCAGTTGCCGGTTTTGCCGACGGTCTGGTCGTCCACCACGTAGGCGTTGGCGCCAATCTCGGCGCGGGTGATGGCCGAGCCGCTGGCGGCGTTGTCAAAACGGAATACGCTGATGAGGCCATCGACGTGCGCATCGCCTGCGGCGGTGCTGGCGCGCTTGCGGGCTACGGCGCGCACGGCGCCGCTGTCGCTGGCCGCGGCCGGTTTGGCCTTGCCGGCCTTGAGCACGTACATGCCCCCAGCGTAAATCGTGGCGCCCGCATCCAGCGGATCGGCCACCAGATCGCCCTTGCGCTCGGGCGTGGCGCGGTCTTTGTTGAGTGCAGCCATGGGTGTCCTCCTTGCTTACTGTTTGCCGCTGGCAAAAACTTCCGGGGTGAGGCCGCAGGCGGCGGCCACGGCCAGCTCATCGCTGCTCAGACCGCCCGCAGCTGGCGCGGCGCCGGCGGGCGGCTGGCCCTGGGTTTGCGTGCCGCTCAGGGCGGCAATGGGCTGGGCGGTTTGCAAATAGCTGCTCAGGGCGGCAAGGTTGGTTTTGCCCAGATCGCGCGCCCAGGCCTCTTGTGCGGGCAGCAGGCGGCCATCGGCCAGGGCGGGGGCGACGAGGTCGTCCACCTCGCGCTCGCGCTGGCGGGCCGTGAGGGCGGCCACGCTGGCTTGCAGCTCCTGGACAGCGGCAATGGGAACGAACTTCGCGGGGTCGGGTTGGGCCGCCGCAGTGGCCTGGGCGCTCAGGCTAGTGCAGGCGGCGGTAATGCTCTCGGCGCTGGCGTCAACGCCCAGGCTGAGCGCTGCGCGCGCGGCTTCGGCCTGGGCGCGTTGGGCGGCGCAGGCGGCCAGGGCCGCGTCTTCGCTGGTGGATTCAGGCAGGCCCAGGGCCGCCAGCAGTTTTTGCAGCAGGGTCATGGTCGTACTCTCCTCGTCAAGGGTGGTGGTGTGGGGGGCGGCCATCCATTTGCTGGTGGCCGCGGCCATCAGGTCGATGGCGGCCATGCCGTGGATGGCGGGGTTGTTGGTCAGCGCGCCCATCAGGATGCGGCGCACCTCGCCGGTTTTGCTGGCGTACTCAAGCACGGGCGAGAAGTAGCGGTATTCGCCGCCTGCAATCAGCTCGCGGGCGCGGGCGGTCAGCTCGGCCTCGGCAAAGAGACCCCGGCCCTCGATCCAGCGCAGGCCGTGTATCCAGCCCGCGGCCGGGGCGGGCTGGCCGTTGGCCTCGCTGCGCAGGGTTTGGTGCTCGTAGTCGATGACGGGCGGCTGCGCGGTGCTGAAGGCGGCGATGACACGCTGAGCAATGGCGGCGTTGATGCGCCAGGCGGGCACGTCCATGGGCCGGCCGTCGCTGGGGCGGAAATCCTGCGCGGGCGTCAGTTGCAGCAGCACGCGCCCCGGCTGCCCGTTTGCAGCCCCCTGGGCGCTCTGGGCATGGATGGCCGCTGCGGCATCGAAGGCGCAGGCGGCGATGGCAATACGGGGGGCGGAAACAAACATGCCCCGCATGGTGCGGGGCATGGGGCCTGGCGCCTAAGTAAAGCGCTTTAGGAATTGATGGGGCGATGGATGGGCGCGCCGTCAATCCTCGGGCTCGGGGTCAATGCCCGGCAGCTTGCCCTGGCGCCGGGCAAACTGTTCGCGCTGCCAGGCATCCACGATCTGGCGCACGCGCATTTCCGTCAGGCCGTAGCGGTCGGCCAGGGCGCGGTAATTATTGCCGCGGAATTCGGCGCACATGGCGCGGTCGCGCGCGCTCAGGTGCACGGCCACGCCCTTGGCCAGGTAGATGGCGCGGCCGCCTTTTTCGCGGGCCAAGTGTTGCAGTTGCATCAGCGCCTGGCGTGCCATGCTGTGCAATTGGGCCAGCCAGGGGCCTGCCGGGGCGGCGGTGCCGCAGCGCGCATCGTCGAGCACCAATGCCTCAAACAGGCAATAGGCCACGTCGCGCATTTCCTCGGTCAGGCCGGCGGGCAGCGCGGCGTTGAGCACGTCCGCTTCGGCGGCGCTGGGCTGCTTGCGTTCAGTCATGGCCCGCCTCTTGTTCTGGCCGGCCCTGCCAGAGCTTGAGCGCCTCGATCAGCGCGTCGAGCTGGGCGCCGTTGCAAAAGCGCAGCGCATCGACGCCGGTCTGGCGCTTGACCCAGGCGTTGAGGGCCCGGGCCCCGCCGCTTGCAATGCGGCCTTGGCGGTGCAGCTGGTTCCACAGCGCCCAGACCTTGCGCTCGCGCGGGCTGGCGGCCTGGTAGGCCTGCGCAAAACTTTGGCGGCGCAGCCGCGTGGGCGCGGCCAGGCCGGCGCGCACGGCCAGGCCGTGCAGGTGGTCGCGCACGCGGGCGCGCTCGCCCACGCTCATGGCCTTGCTGCTGTTTTTGCCCGTCAGGTGCAGCAGCAGCGCGCGGTAGTCGTCATCGCTCAGGCGCAGCTTGGCCTTGAGCGTGTGGATGGCGGCGATGTGTTGCTGGGTCATGGCTTTTCCTCTGGTTCAAAAAACCGGGCCTGCAAGGCGTTTTGGGGGCGCGGGCATGCAACGGGGCATGCCGCAGCGCGACGGCGCGTTCTGAACGCTTTTGAACGCATTAGTCGGGCATTGCACGCGCAGGTTTGTCATCCCACCCCTCCGATCAATATCTGCTCGCGCTGGCCTACGCCGTGGTGGAGCTGCGCGCCCTGGCCTTGGCGGTATCCCTCCTGCGCATGCCCGCTGACGTTCTTTCCCTTGCGGGAGTCGCGCGGCTTGATGGTGGTCATATTGGGGTGGCGCTCCGCCATGTATTCCAGCAACAGCTCTTCGTTTCGTTGCGGTTGGGCATGGTGCTGCACCACAGCTGCGGCCGCCATCACCCAGCCGATGGCGAAATCATCGCCGCGGGCGGTTTTGGTGCTGGGTTTGCAGCGTTTGGGCTGCAATTTGATGTGCGCCGCGCGTGCCCGGTAGCACTGGCGACCCAGCACGTCGAACGCATAGCCCGCCAGAGTGGGCGCTGCATCCAGCCCGACGAACACGTATTGCCAGGTGGTTCTGGTCTCAAAGGCTGGTGTGTATTCTCGGCGGCGGATGAGGTAATACTCGCAGCCGAATGCCCCTGCGACGCAGTTGGCCAGGAATCCTTCCCACAACGTCTGACCGCTGCTCTGGGCGTTGATTTTTTCCTCATGCACATCTGCCACCTCCAGGGCGCGCTCGGAGAGGTTAAACATCTCCATCAGCTTTTGTGCCTGGCGCAGCGCAGCGGCGGCCTCGTGCGGCTCGGCACTGCACCCCAATGCCATGCACTTTTTGATCTTGATCAGTGCTTCGTCGCGGGTCATGGTCACACCTCCTCAAACTGCCTCGCCAGCCTCTTCCTCCGCGCCCTTGAGAAGCGCGGCCACCAATTTGTCCACGGTGGCCGTGGTGTCCTTGATGACGACCTCGTCATCGGCATCGCTGATGCTCACGCCCACTCGCTTGAGCTCGGCGGCGCTGAGGCCCGCCAATGCCGCCTTGATGGGCACCTCGCGGCATTGGATCAGCGCGTCGGCGGCATCGGGCAGGTGCCGGCGGATCAGCCGCACGACTTGCGCGTCATCCTCCCAGCTGAGCTTGCCCTTGCCCTTTTGCCAGCCCAGCTTGATGCCCTCCAGCACCACCGTGCGCGGCCGGATGAACAGCTGCGGGCTGGCCTCGATGGCCGCGCGCAGCGCCGCCTCGGCCTCGGTCACACGCGCCACGGCGCTGCGCAGACCGGCCAGGCGCTGGCGCTTGATGGCCTCCAGCGCGTCATGCAGGCCCTGGGCGCGCTCGGTCAGCACATCCTTGTGCTGGCGGTAGCTGCGTGCAGCAGCGGCAATGGCAGTCATGGGGTTGGTGGTTTGGGTGTCCATGGTGTCCTCTCTCTCAAAATCAACAATCACGGTTTGATCTGCGCCAGGTGCTGCAACACCAGCAGCGCGGCGCGGTCCAAGCCTGTGGCGGCACGCAGCGGCGTCAGCGTGGGCGAATACAGGCCGCGCCCGTCATCGGCCAGCAACAGGCCGTGCTCAATGGCCTCGCCGCCGCTCAGCAGCTCAATCAGCACGCGGATGGCCACGCCGCGCGCCTGGCCTTCGGTCAGCTGCACCTGCGCCTGCAGGGTGATGGGGGCGCTGCTCATGGGGCGGCCTCCCCGCCTCCCGACTGGCCCGGCTCGCCCGGCTCGCCCGGCCCGTTGCTGCCGGCGTCGCTGCCTTGTGCCCCGCCCTGCGTGCGCTGCAGCATGCGCTCGCGCCGCTGCAGGTTGCGCTGGCGCTCCTCCTGCATGCGGCGCACGGCCAGGCTGGTGTAGCGCACGGGCTCGGCGCCCTGGGCGGCGGCCG